CCCTCATTCGTGAAGATCACGCAAGCTGGTGAGGTTTCCGTAACAACTGTAGCTGGCACTACGAACTGGGCTTCCTTGTCCGGAATCCAATTCCCCGTGGGGCCTCGGGAGGGATGGGATAGACGCAACCTTACAGGCGTCTCTATCGATGCTGACGCCAACAGTGAAGTCCCACATATGATAAGACGGAGGAATGGGTTCACTGTCTTGAATGGCGTGGTTGATGCGGAACCCGCAGGGACTATCCCATTCCTTGGGGACTTGCAGCCAGATTACTCTATAAATTTCCCTATTCGGGACAGCACTTCGACAGCGAAACGTGCCCGAATTTCACGCAGGCTTGGGTACGCACCCGTTGGGGCTACAACTAATTACGGGATATTGGATGTTGAATGGGGTTTGCCGGAAAATGAGCACAAGTGGATTGATGCAACCATGTTAAACTCGTGGGTTGCGTATGGGCAGACTGCCAGCGACCTCTACTTGACTGGACAGTACATGAAGGACGAGTTTGGATTCGTCCACCTCAGGGGGTTTATTAAGAGCGGGTCTTCCGCAACGGCCACGATGTTCACTCTACCAGAAGGTTACCGCCCCGCTATGAGGCAGATATTCTCAACGTGGTCTCAAGCTGGGCTTTGCAGGATGGATGTTAGGTCTACGGGGACGGTAAGTGCAATAGCTGGTGGGTCAACGTCGTGGTGCGATATAAGCAACATACACTTCTACGCTGAAGGATGACATGTCTGGACTAAAACACCTTTCCAAACAAGGGCAACATAAGCGTGTCTTCATACCGGATAACGAGTGGCATGATATAGGCGACCCCGGAGAACCAGCATTTGAAGCTGGTTGGAGTAATTCCGCAGGGTATGAGCCAGCCGGGTTTCGTATGGACGCTGATGGCTGGGTCCATCTGAAAGGGGTCGTGGATGGTGGGACGTCCGATATCTTCTTGTTGCCTGAAGAATATTGGTCCATTAACGACAACTGGAATAACACGACTGCCGTACTGGGTAGTGGCGTGGAAAAGATTGCCGAGGTTCAGTGTACCCCCAGCACCGGATTCGTGGGTTGCCTTACTGCTTCGGGGGCAAACACCGAGCTACTATTAGACGGAGTGAAATGGCCTACGTTTGAACATTCGTATGATGATGGGCTCATGATTGGAACCGGATCGGCTGATCTCAATCCGGCATCGGCTGGATTTAATCGGATCTATCAAGGTGCCGATGGTGTCAATGTTCTCCATATATCCAGCACTGTTTCGGTAGCAGCAACTACTTGTGCCTTCACTTGGGATGGGGAGGAAGCATCTGGCGCTCAGATGCTTCCTATAGGTTCGTTTACTACCGGGACGCAAGGCGGCTACTTGGAGGTATCCGCCCATAGACCGCTTTACATCTCTCAAACACACGCAACATCGTTCAATGCTTCCTTATACTACACCACTCAAGCTGCCCACGAACAGCTTGTTGAGCCTTCGCTTTCTAACTCGTGGGTAGTTGAGACCAAAGACACCAACAATGACTGGTATGGGATTGGGTTTATAAAAGATAGGCACGGCATTGTCCATCTGAAGGGTCGCCTGAAGTCCGGCTCGTCTGCCTCTGCCGTGATGATGACGTTACCGGTAGGTTCTCGTCCAGCCTACGACGTATACCATGTGGGCGTCACAGAGTCGGTGGTGTCGTCTACTACGACCACTGCTGTGGTAAAGGTTGGGAGTAATGGTGAAGTTTCGATGCATTATGGCGGCAGTACTACCTATAGTTCAATCTCTGGTGTCAGCTTCTATGCTGGCTAGCTAACTAAACACTTCTGTCACAAGTGGTATCATTAGAAGCATGGCACTCATAAGCGTGGACGACATTGTTGCCATTATCGGAGATACGACGATTGACTCCGATGATGAAACGATCCTTCAATTTTACATCGACTTTGCACAAGGCGAACTAGAGGCATGGTTAGGTCGACCAATTACGGTCGAGACATTTACTACAGTAGCTGTCTCCGACGCGGACGGCAGGGTTTATTTGCCGAACACCCCGATCGTTAGCGTCACGAGCGTGACGATTGAGACCATTCTGCAGGACACAGATTACTACACGATCACCCCGTGGGGCTTGGAAATGGGTTTTTCGTCCTACGCTTCCTCTCTGACTTCTGAGTCCGCCTATCTGTACGACTGGAAAGAACCTGAAATTACTGTTGTTTATACGGCAGGACTTGACGCTCCTCAGGCCATCAACTCGGCTATCGTTGGGGTTGTCATTAGGCAATGGAACGAACGTAAGGCTGGACTTGCTAAAGATGCTTCCAGCGCTCTCGGTATTAAAGAAATGAGGGTGGAAGACTATTCGATTGAATACGATGCCGGGGGCACGAACGACTACAGCGCTTATAGCTCTGGAGCAACCCCTATCATAATGTTTCGCTCTGATGCCGACTTTAACTCAGTGAAGCGGTTTAAGAGAAGGTCGATTGCCTGATGGAATTCCAAGTTAAAGACGCCAACAAGCCGTCAAGTGAAGAGCCTTCCCATATCATTAAATCTTTTCTGTCCTCCGTGGACCCCGCCGAGCTTTCCAATCAAGTCCTCGACGAGATGGGTTGGGGTGGCGGTGATCCCGTTATTGCTGCTGTGGCGAAACTAATGGAGCTGGCTGACCAATGGTAGCCATCCCCAGAGCCCCCGGAAAGGCTTTTATCGAAAGTCAAATGGTCGATACTTGCACCATCACGCGAGACGTGAGGGGCGTGTACGATGATGTCCTTAATGAGGCTACAGGTGAACTAGTGGCAAGTGGCACGGCAGATACTAGTGTTTATGCTGGTGTTTGCGTGGTTTCTTCGGTGAATCAAGGAGACAAGGTTCAGAAGAGCGCTGATATGGCTAAAGAGTACAACCAGTACAGGGTGTTAGTCCCTCTTTCAGCCGCTACCGGTGGCATTAGGATAGGCGATACATTAACCATCACCGCCTCGGTCAGCTCCCTCGGGTTGGTGGACAAATCGTTTAGAGTGAGTAAAGTGGAGACTGAAACTCATGCCTTGTACACCCTCATTAGGATAGAGGAAGCAAATTCCGCTATCGGGACACCCTTAATCTAATGCAGGTTTCGATCTCTTCAGATGCCAATATAACTACCCAGTATTTTATGAGGCTGGGTAAGGAAGGTGGAGCGCGGGTTGGAGCCGTAATGTCGCGCGGTTCTCAACAGCTAGCAGCTAACATCAAGGGTAGGGCTCCGGTAGACACGGGATACTACAAACGTAGCATTCGCGTCGAAACCGCATCCAGCTCACCCACCTCCTATTCGTTTGAGGTCGGTTCAGATGTCACCTACGGATGGACTTTGGAATATGGTGCCCACGGGGTGGACTCTCAGGGTAGAATGTTAAACAAGGCCCCTCAACCTCACTACAGGCCCGCAATGACTGAGTTCGAGCCAGCGTTCGTAGCTGCTATTAAGGAAGTTCTTGACTGATGCCTAACATCCCACAACGAAGAAAACTCACAGAAGCTCTGAAGACTCTTTTGATTACGGAGACTGGCAAGCCAGTTGGCGTAGCCACAGCGCCCTTAGACATTAACGGAGTCCAAGAGGAGCTTCCGTATATCGTGATTTACCCCCTAGACGGGGGAGGGTTCTCTGGACCGGCATGGTGTGGACCTAATGCAGACGCTGCATTCGAGTACCAAATCGACTCCTATGGCAAGCGATACGATCAGGCAGAATGGTTGTCAGACCTTGTTCGCGTGACCGTAATCGACAGGGATGACAGCGGGGAACTAGTGAACCAGCTCACATACGATGAGCATGCGGTGATGGATCAAGAATCACTTGGCCCACCGGGTAAACTAGATGAAGTAGGACAGGTATGGTCTGCGAAAGAGTCGTATCTCATTTCGGTGACTTCTCAGACCTGACCTCATAAGCCTCAAGGAGGGGCTACTTATTATGGCAAGATATTTCAGGCGAGGAACGACCAAGATCTATTTCGTTTCCAGCATTTCGAGTTCAGCCTCTCCAACCGTCGCAGAGATGGCAGCAGGCACCGAACTCACATGTAGCGTTGCGGAGATCTCAGGTTTCGCATTTCAGAACAACCCCATTGACGTTCCCGACATGTGTGCGGAGTTCGTTGCTAAGATCCCCGGTGAAGACACGGCAGATGATTCGGAGATGACGTTCTATGAGGACGACACCACCAATCCGCTACTGACCACTCTTGCAAAGGGTACAACAGGCAATATTGTCTTCTTCCCTTATGGCATCGGTGGCGCTAACCCCGTTGCTGGTGACGACTGTGAAGTCTGGCCGACATCGGTGGCGAAGACCACTCGTGAGTGGAGCGCAGGTAACGATCCAGCACGATTCATGACAACGTTCACCGTCTCGGCTGTCCCGGCACTTACTGCTGAAGTTGTAGCCTAGTAACTAGCTGAGTCTAATGATATGGACAAGGAGGGAGGACTTAGGTTCCCCCTCCTTGTCCGCGCACGCTATACTATCCAAACAAACCCAAGGAGAAGAAATCAATGTCCGAAAAGTCCGAGAAGCCCGAGAAGTCTAAGCGCCTCACTTACGAAGATCTCAAAAAGAGAAAAAAGCCTACGGTCAAAAAGGTTAAGATCGCTTTTGACTCCCAGATTGCTGATGAGTTCAACAGTCTACGTGTAGCCGTCGAGGAAGCACGCGACGATGTAAAGCAGTTTCCTCGCGACAAGGAATCCCGCACTAAGCTTGTGAACCTCGAAGAGGCTTTCTCTGAAATTGAACTGAAAGCCGAAGAGTCGACCGTGGAGTTTGTGTTCCGTTCGATTGGGCGTGCTAAATTTGATGAGGTCATGGAGTCCTGCCCCCCAACTGATGAACAGAGCAAGGATGCCAAGCTGAAGGGCGAGGATGCCCCAATTTGGAATGGAGAAACCTTTCCACCGGCTCTAGTGGCAGCAGCTATCGTTGACCCAGAACTAACCGAAGAGCAGGTTTTCGAGATTTGGGAAGGGGAGGACTGGAACCACGCTGAAGTTCTCAGCTTGTTCATGGCAGCACTTGAGGTAAATCAGTCTCGTAGTGTGGCGGACTTGGGAAAAGGATTTGGGACGACCCCCTCTTAAGGGCGGAATTAGCCTATTGCGTCCCACTGGGTATCCCGCATTCAGAGTTCAAGTCTTGGAAGGAATCCGACCAAGATAAGGCATTAGCGTACAACGGTGCCAAAGCTGAGGTCTGTGATATGTGTGGTTCGCGGGAAGCCGATTGGGTTGACCCCGAGACTGGCCGCATGTCTGACCATCCGCATTTAACCCCTACGGGGATTAGGTGTCATGGTTGTTCTGAGATATCTCATTTTAAGGCTGCAAAGTACGGGGAGGGCGTGCCCGAGGGGGTTCGTATTGTCCTATGGGAAGACTCGGATATTGACTCTGAAGGTACAATCAAGTCTAAGGCCAAGCGTCCCGTTCAACCTGACTAAGGCATAATTAATGGCAATTAGAACCATATCGGTAAAGGTATCGGCAAATGTAGCACAGTATGTGTCTGCAATGAACAAGGCCGCCACTGCTACCAAGCAGCTTAATACGGCAACCAACGCTTCCCGTGGCGTGGGCAAGCAGGCCCAAAACCTCAATCAGGTAGGTAACGCAGCAAAGGGTGCCGGGAAGAATCTTGGCAACTTCAACCGCAGCATGGGTAGCACTATGGCGAGAACGGCTAACACTTCAGCCGTTGCCCATAGGGCGGGCGCTGCCTTTAAGGTGATGAGTACTAATACGGGGGTAGCCGCGAAAGCTATGGGAATGTTGAGGCTAGCTGTTACGGCTACGCTGTCAGCGTTCGCTGGTTTCATTTTCATTAATGCTGCGATCCAAACCGTGCAGAAGTTTTTCTCTGTCACTATTGGGGGTTTTACTGAATTCAATAAGGCCATGACCGAAACTATGGCAATCATTCCTGATGCCACTGGTGAAATCGAGAAAGGGTTCACGGAGTCAGCTCAGGCCATTGCTAAGGTAACTAAGTTCTCTCCTGATGAAGTCGCTGAGGGCTTCTACTTTCTAGCATCAGCGGGCTACACATCCGCTCAAGCGATGCAGTCCATGGAGCAGGTGGCAAGGTTTGCTCAGGCTGGGGTTATGGATCTAGCTGAGGCATCCGAAATTGCTGCCGACACGGTAGCTGCACTTGGGCTTGCAGATAAGTTCGACCCAAAGGGAACTGCCGATGCCATCGAACGCGTTACTGATGTGATGGTGGGTGCTGCAAAGCAGGCGAACGCTACAGTGAAGCAGTTCGGTGATGCTTTCACTAACAAGTTCGCCAACATGTTGAGCATCACCAACAAGAGCGTAGAAGAAGGCGCTGCGGTTCTTGGTGCATTTGCTAACCAAGGCATCAAAGGTCAGGTTGCTGGTACCCGTGCAAGCATGGCGCTTCGTGACTTGCAGCGCGCTTCGATCAAAAACAGCGCAGCGTTTCAGTCAATGAACATTGCCGTATATGACAGCCAAGGGAACATGCGGAATATGGCTGACATCATATTCGACATGGAGAATGCCCTCGGTGGGTTGTCTGACCAGCAGAAAAAGTCTGCACTCACGACTCTCGGGTTCCAAGATCGTTCCGTTCAGGCACTTCTCGCAATCATCGGTTCGTCGGATGCCATTCGAAGGATGGAAAAAGATCTTAAGAGTGCTGGCGGTACGGTTGACGAGGTTTCAGAGAAGCAAATGAAGTCCTTGTCTAACCGTATGAACCAAGCCGTATCTATCATGAAGTCGTTCTCGGTTGAATTTGGAAACAGCGTTGCCGAGAAGGTTGAAGTCTTTGTGAAGAAGATGACTCCAGCTTGGAACTCGATGTTCGCTGGGGTCAAATCAGTAATTAAAGTGTTAGGCGATTTTATAACTCCATTCAAGTTCTTGATTGGGGGTGCGACGCTGGGGGCGATCGTGGCCTTGAGTAAGGCGTTCGAATTGTTCGGGTCTTTGGTACAGAAGTTCTCTGGAGCGTTCGCTGGATTGGGCTTAATCATGCTCGCCCGCTGGCTCCCCTTGCAGGGAATGTTTAGCTCAATCGGAGCGTCTGCTGTTGGAGCGTTTACTGCGATTAAGACCGCAATTACCGGTACGACTTTTGATGCCATGAAGTTTAAAGTTGCTCTGAGTGCTGGTGTCAGTGAAGCTAATGCCAAGATCTTGGCAACTTCAGTGTCGGTTCAAACACTGGGCCAACGTTTGAAAGGTGCGGCCATCGGAGGCAATACCCTCAAGTTAAGTATTGCGAGCATAGGCACATCAGGGGCGATGGCTGCATTAATGGCTATCCCTATGGCCCTCCAGTTGTTCGCTGACGAGGCGAGGAAGGCAGGGGCAGCCGTCGACGAGTACATGGGGCAATTTGACACTGAGACTTTAGCAGGTATGGAAGCCGCTCACGCCTCACTCTTTAAGGAGTTGGCTAGTGGTCAAGAGTCTCTTAAAGAAACTGGAGGTGGCTGGGAAGAAACATGGCAGAATATCAACCCGTTTATCGACAATGACATAACCCAACTCGAAGAGCAGCAGAAGAAGCGCCTCGAAGTAATGGAGCAGAACAAGAGGGCGCACGCCCAACAGAAGAAGGCCATCTTAGAAGTTCAGAAGACGGTTCACGTTAGTGGTGATGTCATTGAGGCAACAGCTAAGAGGAACGGTATCAACCTTGCAACTGAGGGTTCTCAGTGGACTGAGGCCGTTGCAACTATCAAAGGCGCTCTTGAAGAAGAGGTCTCTGGTTTAGATCAGGTTGCTCTGGCACAGGGCGATCTAGCGGATATGACGGATGATCAACTAGGAGAGGTCAAGTCCTCGTATGAAGATATGGCTGAGAAGGCCATGGATGTGCTCAGCGAACTTTACGGACCCGGAGCGGCACTAGAGTCCGCTGTTGAAAGAAGCAATCTCATCTTCGGCTCTCTGTTCACGCCGTCTGAGGTTTATAGCAATTTGACTACCGAAGCAGAAGAACAAGCACAATCTTCCGCTGAGGCTCAAGTGGACGCATTCAATTCTGCTCTAGATGGACGCGTCGACGCTTTGAAGGATGCCAAAGAGGCGCAAGGTAAGGTCCACGACGATATGATTGAGGACGCTAAGAAGCGTGAGAAAGATGGGCTTAAAGAAGTTAAGGAAGCTTCGCAGGACCAGTTCGATGACCGTCTTGATGCGCTTAAGGAACAGAAGAAGGAGCAGGAAGACTTTTACAACGAGCCCATTATTGGACTTGACACTCTTTTCAATGGTCTGAGGAAGGCGGCTGATCAGTCGACTGCCTTTAACGAAAAAATGAGTCTGCTTGGAGAGTCCGGGGCTAGCACAGCGCTATTGAACATGTTTAGGGATATGGGCGAAGAGGCTCTCCCCATGCTTGACGATCTTCTGATTCAAGGTCAAGAGAAGATACGATCCTTCAATGGACTAGCTGATCAACTAGGCGAACCACCCGAGGTGGACTTAGAGGTGTTCAAGCGGGAGCTATTGGGCAAGACGGAAGAGGGTATCCAGTTCAGGAAAGATGCCTTTGAGATCCAAGGGAATATCAATTTAGAACGATTTGAGTTGCCAGAGGGCACTACCTCTAATTCCCTGTTAAAGCAATTGATTGGCATGGGGCCAGAAGGCGAAGCACTTATTGCTGACATGGCTAATAAGATTCGCACTGGTGGAGAAGCGGGTGTAGCGGAAGCAGAGGAACTCCTGAATCAGGTCTACTGGACTAACGATTTCATGGGCATATTGACAGCGATGGGCCAAACTATGGATGCCACCGAGTTTGTGTTTGGTATGAGTATTCAGTCGATAAAGGACATGTCAGATCAGGCCAGAATGGGCATTATTGATGATAACGTTAGAATGATGGCCGATATACAGAGAGAATTCGGACTGGACGAAATCAATGGCATCGACTTCGTTGGCCTAGAAGCGAAAGCGAAATACGCTGGTTCGGACAAGGTGATGGACGGTCGACGCCAAGAAGCAGAAGCACGCGCTGCTCAAGGGCGTAAGAACAGTGAAGCTGCTGGGGTTAGTGGCAAGACTGGTACTGGTGGAAGAATAGATAGCATGCCGAGCTACACTTCGCCTTGGCAAGAATATGCTGGAAGTGGATGGATGCCACCGGGGCTAAGCAAGGGGCAGAAATACCTTGATCTCAGGTTGAACAAGCTCCAGCGGGTTGCTGGAGAGTACGCCGATGGTGGCTTCCATAACGCCCAAATTGCCCGTGGTGGCGGCTCTCGCATATGGAATGAGCCCGAAACAGGAGGCGAAGCTTACATCCCCCTTAGCCCATCGAAGCGTGGGCGCAGCGAACACATTCTGGAAACCGTTGCCAGCGAGTTTGGGTATGGCTTGATGCGTTATGCTAACGGGGGAATGAATGGGCCTGCCGGTTATAGTATGGTTGGTGCTGGACGTTACGGTACTGGGGTGGGCCAGCAGGCTCCTACTGTGGTCGTGCCGGTGTCAAAGAACGAAGTCACCCAGTTTAACGGACCAATCCAAGGTGTAAGCATGGAAGGCGCTATGGCATTCGCTAAACGTAAGAAGCGACAGAAGAACTTGACAGCATGAGCGCTCTAACAACAACCGGGGTAATCACAAGGACCGAGCTGGCCCTTTCTGATCTGTCGATCACTCCTGCCGGTGGGTATTACATCCAGCGCGATGGGTTTGGTCCCGGCCAGATTGAATGGCGTCGAAGCGAGGCTGAGTCCCCATACGTCGCTGGTAGTACCCTTACTCATGCCGTGAAGGGTCAGGAAACATCCACACTCAAGATTCGTGTTGAGGATGTTACTGAAGCTGGCATGTATTCCCGCATGGGGACGTTAGCAACTGCCTTCGAACAGTTCAGCTACACGATGACCATCACTATTGGTGGGCAGGCATTCGCATACGAGTGCGACTGTTCTGATTATAGTGTTGGCGACGGTGGCAACGTGCAGGATCTGTGGGTCAGATCGTTCACGCAGATGATGGTCTTCCAAATCCCACACAAGCCAATCGATGGTGGGTTCCTCTAAGGCAGAGAAAGCACCGAGGCAGCAGCTCGCTCCTTGGTTTTCTGAATCCAAGATCCGGGAGTCATGGTTGCTCTCGTGCGGTCACTCTCTGAGCTATTGCGCTTGTGATCGAGGTACTCGACGATGGAGTTATACATTGTCCATCCGTTAGCACCGAAGTTCTGTGAGTTGAGGTCGCTGGCGAAGAGGCCGCGAACCTGTGCGTGAGTTGCTTGGGTGTTGGCCTTTTGCCTGTCAGTGGGGTTAGTGGGCTCGGGGAACACACTCTTGAGAATCCGTTGGAAGCGATCCTCCGAGTAACTAACGGCCAGAAGCTCCTCTGACTGCTCCTTGAAGCTGTCAGCCCAAGCCGTAGATACCCCTAGGACGCTCTGTGCGTGCGTTAGGCGGTTTTCAACGGAAGAGGTGTGCTTGGCACGGAATACACTCTTAGCACCTTGTAGGGCGAAGTTTAGGGTGTTCCGACAGACTACTCGTGTTGCGGAGAACAGGTAGGTCATTGCGATACTACCGTCATGCGACCACCAGATGACTAGGCCGCGCTCAACCTTGTCATTAATACCCACAGGGTCAACAACAAGATCCTCTAAACGAAGATAAGAAAAAAGCTGTCCGCCATTCCCGAGGACGCCCATTGTGTCGAGATATGCCTCACCTTTAGAGGCTCCGACGATATCGTAGGCAACTTCAAGGGCTTGGGTGTTCTGGACCACAGCGTAGGTATCGCCTACAACTCCGAGGGCTACCTGTCTCTGACGACCTTCTCCGAGGTCGTATGTAGCGACGGTAGCCTTTTTGCTCTCGATTTCGATGGGGGTTCCACCGCTACCTTGAGCATGGATGGGCTCCTTGGTAACTATGAAGTCTGCGTTGGCGGCAACAAGTGCCTGAGGTATGGTCATATTGCCGTCTACGGGAGTGCCTAGTCGATGCCATGGGTCTTGGTATGAGTTGTATGCAAAGCTGGCCTTGCCGTCGAGTTCTTGGATGTCGTGAGCCATGTTCTTCTCCTGTTTATCTTGGACTACCCACACTATATCAAATAAATCTACGGTTAAGGTCCGTAGACCGCAGTGGTATGATGCCCGTATGGGATTTTCGTGGGCCAAAGAATCAGAACCAGAACCAGAATCGGAACCAGCACCAGAACCAACTGACCCTATCCTGTATTGCGGTGTGGAGAAGCTTGTTGCTGCCAATGGGGAGGAAATCCTCTTCGACAAGGCCCGCGTTGTCCATAGTATCGACGGTACCGTCATCCGAGGGTACGTTGTAGACGCTTCGACAGGCTCAACGACCCAAGCCCAGAGGATGGTCCCCAAGAGCGCCATCTCTCGTCATGTAGCTATGGGGTGGCGTAATAGCGATAAAACCCTCCATGAAATGGTGGGGGAAACCCCCTTCTCTCTTACTCGTTAATGGGTAGGTTTAAGTTCGTCCTAATCGTGGGTGATAATGAAGAGGGGATTATTGGACGCGAAGAAAAAGAGCTGCTCATTCGAGACGTTGGCTGCAACTTCGATCACTCCCCCTCTATTGCAGCGCTTTACGAAGTCTATTCCGACGAGGCCAAGAAAATCGTTCTTGACATCAGGGGGGAAGGCTTGAAGGTGGGAATTTACGCATCAAGAGAGAAGGCACAGGGCTTTTTTTGGAAGGCTTTAGGCTCCGAATGGATGGGGTCAGCCGTGTCTTTGGATACAATTAAGGGTAAGAACCACTGATCATTCTGAAGGGAGGTGTAATCATGGATACTTTTTCGCTCGTACAGCTAGCAGTAGCAGTCGTTTTGCCTGCTCTGGTTGCTCTCGTCACTAAGGAAGTTACTAGCAGCGCAGTTAAGGGATTCGCTTTGGCGGCTCTCGCAGGTGCTGCAGGGTTTGGTAAGGCGTACCTCGATGGGAAGGGAGTCGTAACTGAAGCAGCATTGACTGACTCGGTAACGATTTTCGTTGTCTCAGTAGTAACGTATTACGGTCTTCTGAAGCCCGCTCACATTCCAGAGAAAATTCAGTCGAAGACACCAGACTTCGGCATCTAATACGCCTTTCAGGGGAGGGACACAACGCCCCTCCTCTGCATGGTGTTGTAGAATGGGAATATGGCTAAACATAACATTGTTAAAGATTTAGAGTCTCTTGCCTATCCGATCGAGAAGCTAGAGACTCTCCCCGGAAATCCGCGTCAAGGTAATGTCCAGTCTGTAGCGAATTCGCTTGAAAAGTTCGGTCAGCGCAAGCCGATCGTTGCACGCAAAAAGCCCGACAGCGACATCGGTGTCGTTCTGGCAGGCAATACTACTCTCAAGGGTGCCCGTAAGCTGGACTGGGAAAAGATTGCTGTCACTTGGGTAGAGGACGACGACAAGACGGCAGCAGCGTTCGCTATAGCTGACAACCGTACACACGATCTTGGTCAGTACGACGAACAGAAGGTGGTCGATATGATCGCCCAGTTCGACGACGACGACACGCTGTTGGAAGCATCCGGTTATGACCTTATGGATGTAGAAGAGATGACGCAAAGTCTAGAGGACTTCGACGGGGATATTGACCTCTCAGAGTTCGAAGAATCGGACGGCATGCCCGACGAACAGCCTGACCGTCCACCATCTCGTCCGGTGGTCCAGTACGCCCTCGTGTTTGACGACGAGGATCAACAGCAGCGCTGGTATTCGTTTGTCCGATGGTTGAAGCGCACTTTTCCGGATTCCGATACCGTAGCGGGAAGGATAGATGAGTACCTTCAAGACGCTATGGACGACTGATTAACGGATTATCCAGAACCAGCTACCATAAAGGAAGGATGATGAGCACATCAAGGGAATTGTTGACGACTAGTCTTGAGCAGGCAGCGCATGACTACGAGACTCTAGGTATCTGCCTAGTCGCTGATGGCGCACCACTTGAACTAATGCAAGAGTGGGAGAACACCTTGAGGTATGGTTGTAACAAGTTTATTCGCAACGACGCTATGGGATCTATGGAAGAGGCAGGAGACTACCTCATACTTGACGGTCCCAACACGAGGGCAACCTTGAAGGGTGTCGGTGAAATCTATACGAAGTTCAGGGACTGGAGTTCGCTCATCATCCGAGAACAGGCGATGTACAGCCCCTACCCGTTATCCGAAATGAACGCCAAAGTTTACCCCGATACTTGGGGCAAGCAGGGACTTCATTACGACTCTCAGCCATTCACCTGCCTCCTGTATGTAAATGAGGGGGCACCTACCCAGATTAAGCTTCTCACCGGAGAATGGGTTGACATAGACCCGATCCCCGGTGCTGTAGCTTTCTTCCACGGCAGGGAAATGGAACACCGCGTTCTAACCGGAACTCCCGGCAGTTTTAGAGTAACAGTCCCGTTCAACTATTACCTAGAAGATGATTACGAACGCCCCTCATGGATTGACGAAGCCATCTACATGAATAAGGACTACGTTAGTGCCTAGAGCTAGATGGTATCAAGATTACAATGTAGTGACGGCAGGGCGTGAACGCGTCCGCCACATTGATGACCTGTTTGATCATATGGTTGTGCAGTTTAGCGGGGGGAAGGACAGCCTCGCAACTTTGCTTCTGGTTAAGGAGATGTACGAAGAACGTGGCTACGGCAAGGTTCCAGTTGTATTCAGGCACGAGGAAGTAATTAACCCTTCCGTCCTCGAATTCATGGAAACCTTTCGGCATTACGATTGGCTGGATCTGCATTGGATGTGCATTTCGCAGAAAAACTCCAAGTTCGTTTTAGGTCGCAAGGAAACCTACACCGAGTGGGACACATCCGGCGAACGTGAATGGGTTACACAGCCCCCAGAGTGGGCGATTATGGGAAGCGAGCTAGGGATAGAGGACGCCAACGTCCTAGATCAGAACTCGCTGGACGACTACATCGCAGACTACCTATTCTCGAGTGGCAAGGTGGCCTTCGTGACCGGAGTGCGCGCATCTGAATCCCTTGTGCGTTTCCGTTCTGTGACACAGAAGCTCAACGAGAACTACATTTCATCCATCGAACATAACGCCAGATCGCGAGTGAAGCTTTGTAAGCCAATCTACGATTGGTCTCAGGATGACGTGTTTAAATTTATGATCGAATCAGGCGAACAGTACTGCCCTCTGTATGATGCTCAGGAATTGGCTGGTATGGGGTTGAGGGTTTCGACTGCTCTCCATGTGGTGGCTTCTAAGAAGCTTGATAAGCTAGCTGTCGTGGAGCCCGAGTTTTTCCAGACCATCGTGAACGTGTTCCCAGAAATGCAGGATCAAGAACGCTATTGGGGGCAGTTCGATCAGGATGCCATTATTCGCCCGTACAAAGGGAAAGGGTGGAACGGGGTGATGCGTTACATCAAAGAGAACGTACCCGAGTCAAACCAGCGCCTCGCATACGAACGAGTAAAGTTGTGGAGAGGTCGTCACGAAAACGCCCCAGAGGATTACCCAATCGACCTACTGTTGAGAACCATAGCCTTCGGCACAATCAAACAGCGCATGGCCGGGGTATATGTCAACAGCAAGGACTACAGCGGAGGCAAGGAAAATGAGTAACGAACCAGTAGACAACGTGGTCTGGATACCAGCGCGAGAGTTGAAGCCTAACGGCTACAACCCGAATACCGTTTTCAACACCGAGCTTACCCTACTGGAAGAGAGCATCTTGCGTGACGGTTGGGTTCAGCCCATCATCATCAATGGGAACAAAATCATCATCGACGGATTCCACCGTTGGTCATTGTCTTGCATCAGCGACAAGTTGGCATCGAAGTATGCCGAAGAAATCCCTTGTGTTGTATTAGACATTCCCGATGATGAGGCCATGATGATGACAGTCCGCATGAACCGTGCCAAAGGCAAGCATGCGGCCATTAAGATGGCAGAGATCGTTCAGATTCTTGTGGACGACTACGGACGCACTCCAGAGGATCTCGTTGAAGGCATGGGAATGACCCTCAGCGAAATCGAACTACTCTATGATGGTACCCTATTGAAGCACGTCAACTGGCAGAACAAAGAGTACTCCAAAGCGTGGGTTCCAATCGAGACTCGCTTCTACACCCACGAACAGCTAGTAAACATGGGAGTGGAGAGCGAAGAGGATTCAGACTTCGAACGAGAAAGTGATGACGATGGCAACACTTGATGACTTCGAGATCTGGTCGAAACACCTCTACCAATTCACCCGTGGCGTACCGCACGATGACTACATGTCAGATACGGCATGCTTGTCTGCTGAAGATATTAACTCCAAGGGGGCTGGATGGCTTAACGACAAATCCCTGCTCCGCAAGCGCCTTCCCTCCGAATGGCTAATCCCCGAATATGGGCGTTTAGAGGGCGGCAAGATCGTGGAATATGCGGAAGCCGACTTGGATGTAGGCACAGCAATCTTTGAAACCGATGTGGTCCTGAAGGACGTCGGGGCCTCTAGTGGTAAAAACATTTGGTTTCTTAGCGCAGGGATGGAAGAGAGGGAAAGGGAGCACATACTCAACCAAGCCGTAACACGGTCACACATCAGCAAAATACAGGTTTGTGATTGGGCGAAACAGCACTCGTACGCTGAGAAGATCTGGCCCAACGGTTCCAACACTCTCCGTTTCCTAGTATTTAGTCCTGAAGGCGAGTACCCCCAGATAGCGGCAGCGGTTCAGAAGTGGGCGACACTCCACAGCGGACGCTGCGACAACTGGAACCAAGGTGGGCTGACCACAACCGTCATCAACGGAGTGATGGGAGACACAATGGAGGACTTCACCGATCGCTCTCAGCGTGGAGGTAACGGTTCGGGGCGGAACCCCACGCGACCTTTACGCCCCACGAGATACGTTTCGCACCCGGAGCACGGATCGGAGATCATGGGTGTTAAGATACCGTTTTGGCAGGAAGCTGAAAGAATGGTACTTGAAGCATCGAACATATTGAGGGAAGAACTTCCATACATTGGTTGGGACGTCATCATAACCGAGGATGGCCCCAAAATCATTGAAGGCAACCCTTGGCCCGGTATCCAGTTGATGCAAGTCCACTTTCCTCTACTCGCCAACGTCAGGTTTAGAGATTTCTTGGAGTCACATCAAGTGAAAGGTCTGTAATGGGGACAAGGTACAACGCTGAAGCCTACCTTAAAGCATGGAGCGAGGAGGGCAAGTTCCCCAAAATTCACGACCCCGTTTTTAACCTGTTCATGACCACCTTCGAATCCGAATCGGTGCTCGACTTGTGCTGCGCCACAGGCATGATGGGGACACGGATTCAAGAGAAAGCCGGAATCAACGTATGCGGAGTGGAGTGGCTAGAAAAAAACATTCTTCGAGCATCCAAGTTCGGTGTCTCGATTCCAATCCGTGAAATGAAAATCGAGAGAGAAACTCTCCCCGAATTCACCGACTGGATCAAACAGAATAAAGTCACCGGAATCGTGGCCCGTCGCTGCATCAGCGAACTATTCGGAAACACCCCAAGCAACACGATTGACTGGGAGTGGGCGGACATCTGGTCGAACGCTGTAGCTGACGCAGGGGTTAAAGAGTTTTGGGTCGAAGGTAGAGCCGATCAAGGTCGCTCAGTGCACTGCATCCCTGACACCGAAACAGAAGTCAAATGTTTGTCCTTCAGGTATACTGTGTCCGAGACGCAAGGTAAAACCGCATATCTGACTTTGAAAAATGACTGACTACAACGGCTTCACAGGCGCAGAGCGTCACAAAGGTGGCAACATCCAAACTTGGGCCTACAAAAAAGGCTACTTGAAGCGACCCCTAAATTGTGAGGCGTGCCACGTTTACGGTGACATCCCCGGTGAAATCGTCGCCCACCTCGAAGACTACACGGAACCAATCAAAGGCTCCATTTTTCTTTGCTACAGGTGCCACAGGATGGTCCACATTCGCCACCAGTACCCTGAAGCATGGTACGACTATCGCAAGAAGGTCGGGGGAGGCTTCCATTGGCCTTTAGCCACTAACAAGCCGGGGCAGGTTGTTCACGACCATTGCGACAACCGTTTGAAAGGAATTTTTGATGCAGGAGCGGTATCGGGGTATGCGAGAGGTGAAACCGTTTTGGATCGGATCGACGACGGGACGTTACATCCCGGCCCCCGCGAAAAGTGGGTTGAGAAGATGGCGTTGATCATGGACGGCAAACGCCCATTTTTCATCCCTACAGACCAACTATCCTTCCTATGATATAATACATACCATGAATACGTACACCAACCCAACCCAAACACACGGAAAAGAAACCCGTCGATAATGGCAGAAAAAGAACCAGTAGACTGGGAAAAAGTTGTAGAATTCCTAGAACCAAAACCCTGCCTCTACACCCCCCACGAACCCCATCCGAAACAGAAAGCATTCCTCCGAACAGAAGTCCTAGAATGCTTATTCGGTGGAGCCGCGGGAGGTGGCAA